CGCAAGGCTTCTCTTAATAATGACAAGCTGCGAAAGATCGCTGATAAGCTTGTTGAAATGGCCTTAGAAGGGGATATGCAAGCAATCAAAGAGGTTGGAGATAGGTTAGACGGAAAAGCGGTGCAGGCAGTTACAGGAGAGGATGGAGGCCCATTAACTATTGAGATAGTGCGTTTTGGCAATACAGATACCAAATAATTGGAGACCAAGACCCTATCAAATGGAGGCTTGGAGCTACCTAGAGAATGGTGGCAGGCATGCAGAACTAATCTGGCACAGGCGATCCGGTAAGGATGAGATAGCACTCCACAGAACCGCGGTTGCAGCACTCGAAAGACCAGCAAACTATTGGCACATGCTTCCTCAAGCTACCCAGGTAAGAAAAGCCATATGGGAAGCTGTAAATCCTCATTCTGGAAGAAAAAGAATCGACGAAGCATTTCCCCGCGAAATAAGAGAGACTACCCGCGAGCAAGAGATGTTCATCAAGTTCAAGAACGGCTCTACTTGGCAGGCCTTGGGGTCTGATAACTACGAAGGCTCAATAGGATCAACACCAGCAGGTATTGTATATTCTGAGTGGGCGCAAGCCAATCCAAGTGCCAGGGGCTATCTAAGACCGATCCTTGCAGAAAACAAGGGCTGGCAACTCTACATCACTACACCACGCGGGAAAAATCACGCATACAACACATTTAAGGCTGCAAGAAAGAACCAACACGCATTTGCTCAAAAGCTTACTGTTGAGCAGACAGGCATGCTTACGGCAGCAGAGCTGGCGATTGAAAAGCAGGAATACATTGATACCTACGGAATAGACATGGGTGTTGCGTTGTTTGAGCAGGAGTACTTCTGTTCTTTCGAGGCTGCAATTCTTGGTGCGATCTGGGGTGCAGAACTTAATAAGCTGGTGAAAGATGGTAGGTATTGCCTATTTGATCATGATCCTGATTATCCAGTGTATGCAGCGTTGGATATAGGACGAAAGGATGCTACAGCCATATGGTTCTATCAAAATATAGCCAATGAAATAAGGGTAATTGATTATCACGCCAATAATTTTAAGGACATAGATCACTATATCTCAATAATGACCGGCATCAGCACAAAGATAGATATTGTTGATGATGATATTGTGATTACTCGCGCTGGAGATGAAGCGGGAGCAGAGCATAGGCAAGCATACGACTATGGTCAGATTTATCTACCTCATGATGCTAAAGCAAAGCGGTTAGGTTCAAAGAAGAGCGTACAGGAGCAGTTTTGTGCTGCTTTCGGCTGGGGCAAGGTTCGTGTATTATCTACACTATCTGTATCAGATGGTCTAAAATATGTACGACAGATGCTTAGAAAGACCGCTATATCAGAGAGGTGCGAGGAAGGCTTTGAGGCACTTAAGGCATACCAATACGAATGGGATGATAAGAAAAAGCGATTCAGAGATATGCCGTTGCATAACTGGGCATCTGATCCAGCGGATGGCTTTAGGTATCTTGCGACTGCTGTACAGGCTCCGCTGGAGATGAAAGAGGAGTCAAAACCACAGAAACGCGATGCATATGGCGACGATTATGAAGACGAGGCAAGTGGCTGGCGATGATAACTGAGCGCGAAAAGGTAGAAGACTTTTTGAACAATACCCTTGATGCTAGGTTTTTGTCAGAGCGTTGTCGCGATTATTACGACCATAAGCAATGGACTGAAGCCGAAAGAAGCAAGCTTTTAGCTAGAAACCAAGCGCCTATCGTGGTCAACCGCGTAAAACCCAAGGTTGAAGGTCTTTTAGGGATGTACGGACTTCGTCATACCGACCCCAAAGCCTATCCTAGAACTCAAGAACATGAAGAAACAGCCCATGCTGTAACAGATGCGCTTCGGTATGTTGCAGATAACAACGATTTCGAGAGTGTAAAGGCAGAGGTAGCGGAGTCGTTCTTTATCGAGGGCTATGGAGGCGCAATAGTTGATGTAAGGCTAAACGGTCGCGATGAGGTAGAGATATTCGTCGAGGAAATACCTTGGGATAGGATCTATTTTGACCCGCATTCAAGAAAGAAGGACTTCAGCGACGCTAGATACATGGGGGTTATTCTATGGATGGATGAAGACGAGGTCTTGGAGAAGTTCCCTGATGTCGATATTGATGAACTCAGCACCCAAGAAGAAATAGACGACGAGACTTTTGAGGATAGACCTCAGTGGGCGTATAGCGATGACAGCAAGAGAAGATATCGCATAGCCCTGCACTTTGGTATAAAGGATGGTAAATGGCATCGCTCTCTATTCTCCGGTGATGTTTATATCAAAGACCCTGAACCATCACCGTACCTTGATGAGTTTGGAGACCCTGCAAACCCAATTGAGCTTGTATCGGCAAATATTGACAGAGACAACAACAGGTATGGCGAAGTGGCTGGGTTTCTCGACCAGCAAGACGAGATTAATCATAGGCGTTCTAAAGGCCTGCACCTTCTGTCAGAGAGACAAACAGCAGGCAGAAGGGGCGCAATTCAAGATGTTGGGGCATTAAAACGCGAGCTTGCCAAACCCAATGGTCATGTTGAATATGATGGCGAGAAGGGTGATTTTGAAGTATTAAACACTGGCGACATGGCAGCAGCTCAATTCAGTCTCTATCAAGATGCTAAGGCCGAACTAGACGCCGTTTCTATCAATGCTCAATTATCAGGAGAAAGACAGCAAGGCGACCTCTCAGGCGTTGCGATTGATAAGTTACAGGGTGCAGGTAGTTTAGAGTTAAACCGCCAGTATTCGCTGCTCTCAAAGTGGGAAAGAAGGATATACCGCCAAGTCTGGGCAAGGGTTAAGCAGTTCTGGAATGATGAGAAATGGATCAGAGTAACTGACGACATGGATACTCTAAGGTGGGTAGGGTTTAACACGCCCTTCACTACGCAGATGGTACTGGAGGAGGTCATTAATGATGAGGAAAGGCCAGAGCAGGAAAGGCAGCAGGCCGCTCTGTTGTATACTCAAATGATGCAAACCAACGACCCCAGGTTGCAAGAGGTCGTCGAGGTTAGAAACGAAACAACAGATCTAGACGTTGACATCATCCTGGATGAGTCATTTGACGTTATTAACATTCAGCAAGAGCAATTCCGTATGCTGGCGCAGTTCGCACAGGGTTCAGATATAGATATTATCGAACTCATTGAGCTTTCTGAGATCAGAGGCAAAGAAGAGCTGATTGAGAAGATTGAGCAGCGCAGACAGGCTGCTGCACAAGCAGCGGGCAATGTTGCTCAGATTGAGGCGGAAGGAAAGCAAGCAGACAACGCCGTTAAGATGGCTAATGTGCAGAAGACAGTTGCAGACGCTGAAAAATCAACACAAGAAGCAACGCAGAAACAGATTGAAAACGCGATATTACTTGAGAACCCCCCTGATAAGGTGTCGAGTGTATCAGTTTAGTGTTTTTCGCTAATACAGCGAGCCGCCGCCGGGTTTCGGGCGCAAATATGGCCGCCGCATATAACGGGCGCAAAAGGTGAAATTATGAGTACTGACGAGGTAAGTGCAGAAGATTCTGCAATTGACGATATGTTTGATGATAACGAGGCAGGAGAGGAGGTAGCAGAAGCTACAGAAACTCAGGTTGATGAATCATCTGGTGAAGAGCAGGCCGAAAAGCCGGAAGCTGAGAGCCAGGAAACAGAAGAGCCAGTTGCAGAGGAAGAGCCAGAACCTACGATGGTGCCAATCGCGGCATTGCACGACGAAAGACGAAAACGCGAAGCTCTGAAAGAGGAGGCCGAAAAGCTTAGAAGTCAACTGCCACAGGAAGACTCGGAAGCGCCTGATATGTATGACGACCCTGAAGGGTATAAAGCATACGTCAGGCAGCAAGTAGAGAACGACCTGTATGCTGACAGGGTGGAAACATCTAGAGCGCAAATGCTCGAAAAGCACGAAGACTACGAGGATAAGGAGAGTACTTTCTTATTCTTAGCGAGTAAAGATAAGTCTTTAGCGGACGAGATGAGCAAGCACCCAGAGCCAGCAAGGTATGCTTATGAGAAGGCTGTAGAGTTCGAGAATTCAAAGATAGTCTCTTTGGAGGAAAAGCTCAGAGCGAAAATCATGGCAGAGCTTGGGCAAACGACAGAAAGCAAACCGGAACCATCTGAAGATGATAAACGTAAGAAGTCAGCGTTGGAGATGCCAAACTTAACTAAGGCAACGGCAACAGACTCTAACACGCAGCCGATTGAAAAAGACAATGATCTTGATGGCATGTTTGATGATCTGAAGTATTGACGTTGCTAAATATGAGGTAAATAGCAATGGCTGAAACTACAGCTGCAAGCGCCAATGTGACCACGCGCTTTAAAAAGAAGGTCAAACGAGAGTATGTCCGAGGAGGTCGGTTTGGCCCCGTTACTGGAGCTGATGACAACAAAATCATCCAGGTTGTTAAAGAGACTAAAAAGTGTTCTCTTCCTCTGGTTGGTAAGCTGTCTGGCCCTGGTGTTCGTGGCTCTGGTCAGCTTTCTGGAAACGAGGAGGCGTTAAGCAATTATGCCACCATTCTCCAGCCTACTTACTTACGTAATGGTGTGCTGATCGACAACGAGGAGCGCGAGAAAACAGAGTTTGATCTGTTTACTGAAGCTCGCCCGGCTCTAATGAACTGGATGATGGAAACCAAGCGCGACCAAATCATTCAGGCTCTTGGGGCTATTGAAGCGGGTGGCACTTACTACAATTACGGTGGTACTGAGGCATCAGGTGCAAAAGGCTCCAGCGCTGCAAGTGCGGCTAATATGGATACTTGGAACACCAACAACCAAGACCGTATTCTGTATGGCTCTGCTAAAAGCAATCTTACTGCTGGCGATCATACAACCTCGCTCGGCACGATTGACACCACCGCCGATAAGATGGATGCAGACATGGTTGAGCTGATGAAGCGTATGGCTCAAGACGCTGATCCGCTGATCCGTCCCATCATGGTCAAAGATGATGAGCCCTGGTATATCCTGTATTTAGGAAAATATGCATTTCGTGATTTGCGAAGCGACCTTGATACTCGATTGCAAAATGCTGCGCCACGCTCGTTGTCAGAAAACCCTATCTGGACAGGTGGTGATTTAGTGATTGATGGTGTGATTGTCAAAGAGCTTCCAGATCTGGATAAGTTTATCGACTCCACGGGGTCTGGCTTGTGGGACGGTGTATGGGGTGCTAATGCCACTGGTGACAGTCTTAAGACTGGGGGTGATTCATCTTCGCGTGTCAGTGTAGGTTTTCTGTGTGGCGCACAGGCTGTTGGGTTTGGTATCGGTAAAACCGCAGGGTTCCGCCGCCGTAAAGAAGATGATTATGAGCATCTTTCTGGTGTTGGTATCTCTGCTAAACACGATATCAAGAAAACATTTTACAACAACAAACAGCATGGTTTGCTAACCACTTTCCATTCTGCTGCTGTTGACTCTTAAGAGGGGGAAATCATGGCTGATATAAGTTATACAAGCAAAGCAACAGAGCGCCGTGGGTCTCCTGGTAATGTTCCTGGTAAAGGCGACGCTAATAACGTCAAGGCATTAGTTTGCTCAACCATCGAGCTACCAGTAAGCGCCAACGGAGCAACCGTGAAGCTTGCGCGCATTCCGTCGTCTGCGAGAATCTTGCCTACTGGCTTGATTTACAATGATGATCTTGCGTCAACAGGCTCACCTACGCTTGATCTTGGTCTTGCGTCTGTTGATAGTAATATCACAAGCGACCCTGATGCCATTAACAATGGCTTGGCGCTGTCGTCAGCTACCACCACGACTACCATCATGGCAGATGCCGCAAATGCTGGTAAACGTGCATGGGAGTTTGTGAATGGTCAGACCACTGACCCGGGTGGAATGCTAGATGTCTATGCTTCTGTGGTTGATGCGTCGACCACAGCTGCCGGTACTCTAACGGTGGAACTGTATGGTTATTTAGACTAACTGGACTGGGGCGGGGAAACTCGCCCCTTTTAATATGAAAAAGATTGCAATTGTAGGCGGTTCACCAACTTCAGAGTTTCTTGCGCCTTATGATGATAAGGAGTGGGAAATATGGGTGCTGGGGAATATGCTTGATAGGCATATTGACAAGCGTGTCACAAGGGCATTTGAGATACATGATGATATTTCAGAAAGAGAGGGATCGGAGGATTACATTAAATGGCTGGCATCAAAGAAAATCCCTTTGATTGTCGGAAAAAAGTTCCCGCTAGTAGCTGATCATATCGAAGTTTATCCATATAAAGAGGTTAAGAAGTTATATGGAGAGCTTTACTTAACTAGCTCTGCCGCACATATGATGGCGCTAGCTATTCTAGAAGGAGCAACGCATATCGGTATTTATGGAATTGATATGTCTGTCAGTGATAATGAGTATTTCTATCAACGTGCATGCATGGAGTCATGGGTAGGATATGCGAAGGGCTGCGGGGTTGGTGTGCATATCCCTGAATCATCTCACATTGGTCGTAGCTCATTTGTGTATGGCGCTGATGTTAAACCAAACAATGCGCCATTCACTTATAGTGAATTTGCTACAATGGCACAACAACATGAAGATAAAGTAGCCGAACTAAAACACAAGGTAGAAGAGATAAAAAACAGTATTCATGCTCACTCAGGGGCGGCGCAGGCCTATAAGCGCATGATGAAGGTGGCTAGGGCCATAGACGGCGGCAATAAGGTAAACACACTACTAGAAACTACGACAATGAGGTAATTATGGATTCAAAAGCACAGAGACATGCTCTTAAAGAGGCTGGAAAAGAGGTTCCTCGCAGTAATGAGGATGTGGAGGCGGCATATTATGCCATGATAGGAGAGGAAAAACCTGTTGCTGCTTCAAATGAAGTAACTTACGTTGGGGCTGGAGAAAACCCGCCTCACATGATTGATTTTATGGGGCTGCAAAAGTTTGTTAGAGGTCAGCCGGTAGAGGTTTTTAATCCTGTTGTGCTTGAAAAAGTAAAAAGGCACCGCTGCTTTGTTTTTGGCCGCGTAGATCAAGATGAACTATTTAAGCAGGACGATGAAGCGAGAGCTATAGCAGACAAGCAGCGCAGAGATGACGAGCGAACCCAGTTAGAAGCTGAAAAGCATAACAAGAAATGACCACCAAGGCAGAGATAAGAAACCAAGCCCTAAGCTTATTAGGAAGGCTTAGGCTTGGCCAGTCTCCACAAGATCAGGATAAAGTATCTATTGAGAAGGCGTATGATGAGGTGTACGAGGGGCTAAAAACAATCGGGATTGCGACATGGGCTAGCACAGCAGAAGTACCCAATGATATTACTCCGCATGTGGTGGCAATGGTGGCAATGGCGAGGGCCGATACATACGGGGTGTCGGATTCGAGGTACGCCAGGATACAGAATCGCTATATTGTGGCTGAGCGAGAAATCAGGAAGCTTGTAACGCCTAAATATGAATCTCTAGAAGAGTCGGACGATTACTGATGAGGATGGAGGTAAACATAACTGGTGCATCATATAAAAGCAGATCTCTGCCTTTATCTGCCCAGGTAACACGGAATTTCTACCCAGAAATACAGCAAGACCCTCATACCAGAAGCCCAGCTGTTCTGCACTCATTTCCAGGGTTAAAATCATTTGGCTCTACCCCGGGTGCGGAAATTGATAGAGGTATGGTAGACCATAAAGGGGTTTTATACAGAGTTGCAGGGACTACATTGTATTCAGTATCCTCAACAGGAGTGCATACTTCACTAGGAACAATATCAGGCTCTTCCAGGTGTATTCTTGAGGGTATCGGGAGTAACGTTGTAATAGTTTCATCAGGGACAGCCT